GATGGTGAAACTGAAACTTCCAATGAACCCGAAGAACCAGAGGAAGAAGAGGATGAGGACCAGGAAGAGCCTGAGCCGGAAGACGATACCACTCATGATTATGAGAAACGGTACAAGGACCTAGAGAAAGAGTTTCACAAGCGAAACGAGGACAGCGCAAGGCAGCGTGAGCAGTTTCAGGAACTAAGGGTACAGAACCTGGAGATGCAAAGGCAGATGGATGAATTCTCGAAGGGACCTGTAAAGGAACCAGAGAAAGGGCCACCCACGCCGGGATCGGAGGAGTTCTTCGACGAAGATGACCGGCAGACCATGGACGAGTTTAGTGAGTTGACAAAGACTTTTACTAAGATCGCCCAGGCGGAAGTAGCGAAGGCAGGTAAGGGCACGGATGTGTCCCAGAAGATTGAGACACTCGAAAGGAGTGTCAAGGATCGGGAGTACCAGGACTTTTTAGTCCAGCATGAAAGTCACATGATTAACAATGTTGGAGAGAACTTTAGAGACCTGGATAGAGATTCCGATTTTCAATCATTTGTACTGGCAAGCCCCGCTATGACAAAGATGATGACCGAGAGCGTAGATGCCAGGGATCATGCTTCCGTTATGAACCTTTATCTGCAGACAGATGAAGGAAAAGGGTGGAGAACAGAGCCGGATGCGGAGCCTACTGAAAAGGCTAAACCTCAACGTAAGGAATCTCGAAGAAGAGCGGCCTCGAGTTTAGTTAAAAATTCTGCCCCTAGAATGACTAAGAATCCTGATAGTATGTCGGCTGAAGAGCTCTGGGATTCTATACCCGATGATTAATTTTTTTAAAGGAGTTGACCTATGGCAGCCTATGGAGCAACCGGGACATTAACCGGACAAGCTTATGGTGACCTGAGCGCAAATGATGCGTTCACTATTCAAAAACGGATGCTTCCGATTGCGAAGCGTCTGCAGACTTTTGCAAAGTTTGCACAAAAAGAAACGAAGCCTCAGAAGCAGGGTCTTGAGATCAGACACCGCAGATATGAGCGTTTCCCGATTACTGACACGCCTATTGCTGAAGGTGTAACGCCGGACTTCACAAGTCTAGAGCATACAACCTTGATGCATACGCTCAAGCAGTACGGTAGCTATGTAAATACTACCGATGTAATGCTTGCGGCTTCACATGACCCGGTTCTCAAGGTTATTACCGAGAGACAGGCCCAGCAGGCTGGTGAGACTCTCGATTTTCTAGCATACAAGGTTTTCCGTGCGGGAACATCGGTTAGATATATTGGAACATCAGCTAGTGCTCGTACCGATGTAGACATGTCGATAGGTAGTGTAACACCTACCCTCAATAGCCCGGCTACTGGGACACAAACGAATGCAGCTATTCAGACTGCAATCCGGTCGCTCGAGACGAACGATGCCAAGAAGATGCGGAACAAGTTACGTGCTTCTGTTGGGATCGCAACCGAACCGATCCGTGAATCGTTTATTGGAATCTGCCATCCAGACCTTCGTCAGGACATCGAACAGCTTCCAAACTACGTTTCTGTCGAGAAGTATTCGGATACCTCCGATGCAATCGAAGGTGAAATCGGAAGTGTCGAGGGAGTAAGGTTTATCACCACGACCCAGGCAACCTCTTTCAAGGCTGCAGGGGACACAAATGGTGTTGCAAACTGTGTTTCGAGCGATAGCACAAACATAGATGTCTATCCTGTAATTATAGTTGCTCAGGATTTTGGCGGATGTGCCACACTCGGAGGAATGGACAGCCTTCGATCTAAGGTGGTAATGCCCAAACCAGGACCAGGCGATCCAATGGGTCAGCGTGGAACGGTTGCTTGGGATACGTTTTACTCCTGTATTATATTGCAGGATCTTTGGATGTATCGGCTGGAAGTAGCTGCTACTAAGTTTTCATAATCGATAATCCCCGGTCTATGACCGGGGTTCACCCTTATTTGAAAGGACATTTATGTCTGATTCTATTAAGAATAAAATTACCCGGGCCGCACAGGTATCCGGGTATAAGGCTGTCGCTCATGGCGACACAGGTACAGGAACCACAGAGAGGGACTATATTAATATTCCCTGGGGAGCTGTGGTCACCGATGTCAATATTATAATCACCACTGCATTTACTGGTGGAACAACCACATGGTTAGTCGGTACGGGAGTTGCCACAGTTACTAATCAGGATTCAGGATCTACACAGACTGCCGACCCTAATGGGTTTCTAGACATGTCGGTTACTACATATGGTTCTGCAACTGTGGGTAAAAGGATTAATGCTACTGCTGCACCAACAGTCAGTACTGCGGAAGATGTCGCAAATGATATTTCTTGTGGTGGAGTTCTTTTAGGAACCAAGCCTCCCTATTCTGTTTCTTCAACGTATGGTTCTAATGGTGAAGAAAAGGTTGTCCCTGTTGTTTTAAATCAGGTTCAGGCGAGTTCTACCTCAACTGCTGGAGCCATAATCTGGTGGGTCGAGTACATGTTCCCAGCAAATGTTGTCTGGTTACAGGCAAGCATATAAGCACCATTCAGTGCTAATTAAGCCGGGGTTTCGGCTCCGGCTAACTTTTATCGGAGATAGTATATGTCTATTGCAGGCGGGTTGGTAGCAAGTGAGAGTTTACCTAAAACCAATCTTAGTGAGGCCTATGTCCCAGCAGGTGAAGGGAAATGGGTTGTCCTCAGTGGTAATACAAAAGTAGCAGTTGAGCACAAGAAAGGTGAAACAGTCCCTGAAGGATTTGCCGTTATTAATATTGACTACGGTAATGATATGACTGAAATGGGGCCAGTGCCTGTGACTCATGGAACCTGGACTATAATGGTACCACGGGGGAGTAATAGAATATTACCTCTGTCCCATGTAAACGTACTGAATGATGCTATAACTACCGAATATTTTCAACGGGATATGTCGAGTCAGTTGACATCGAGAAGTGGAAGGCGGTTTAACTTTAGAGTTATACATTGGCCTAAAACCGGAGAGAAGCGAGCCACCGAATTTGAAGAGGGTGCTCGGGATCTTTCAGTAGACGAGTTGGAAAATTCTAGGGAGCGTCACGAGGTCATAGAACTTGACCAGGATTAATGAATCGGAAAGACATCCGTGAACGAGTTGAATCAGCCCTACAAGATGAAGAGAATAGACACTGGAGTGATCGTGAGATAAACAGGTATATCGACGATGCCATTACAGAGTTTACAAGGATTGCGAGACATCCCCAGGTTGAAGGAGATGCCACCAATCCGGGTGGTACGACCCCCCTTGGCGAGGCGACCAAAACAGGAACGCTTACCGTCGATGGGAAGACGGCCACAGTAACATTTTCTTCTCCACACGGGTACACCGCAGGTGATGCTCTTCTTGTTGCTGACGGTGCTCCTAGCGAGTATATGGGACCATTTAATATCCTGGTTCCATCTACAACTACTATTACCTATATAGTTGGTTTTGGCGACAGTATTACTGACAGTTCTGTTTCTACTTTCCGTGTAGGCCCCACCTTTACAAAACCCAGTACAATCGCAGAGGTTACCTCCGTTAGTATCAATGGAAGGGAGCTTGCTGTATACACGGAATCCCAGTTGAATGCTGCGGCCTCCAGTCGGGGGAAGAGGCACTTCATGCTGGAATCTTCTATGGGTTTTCACCCGAATGCCTTCTCATCCCCGGTTAATAGTACGGATAATACTCCCAAATGGAGGGAACAGTATGGGCCGATTGAGGGGGTTATATTCAACAACAGGACAGCGGACACATTCAGGATCTACCCGTTACCAAAGGAGAATGCTGATATATATGAAGACAAGGATGCAACCACAAAGGTCTTTCTTACCCTCAAGGTGAGAGGGGTCCCGATTACGACGAGCCTGTCTTCCGATACATCAACACCAACGGTTAATGGATACTGGCACGAGGGGATAGTATTTGGAGCCCTCGAGAGGGCTTGGTTAAAGGAGGGGCAGGTTAAGAGCATAGAAAAATCCCAGATGTACAGGCTGAAATTTATGGAACAGGTCAACGAGGCGAAGCGGATGGAGGGGATGTCCAGTGGATCTATTTCCGAGGGCAGAAACCGGGGATCAATGACGATTAACAGGTATCTGTAAAGGAGGGATTGACAATGTCAGGAAAAGGAAAATTAGTCCGTCTAGCAAAAGATGTAAAACAGACAGGAAGAAGTATCAGGGCTAAAAAGAAGAGGGATGAACTACGGAAGCAGTTAGAGGAAGAAGAATTATCCGGGACAGGACCTAAATTAGAGCAGAAGCCCGCACCAAAACCAAAGAAAAAGGTTCCAAAGTCTGTTTCTGAACCGTATGTAGCCAAAGTTAAGAGATCCATAGAGAAGAAACACAGGGACAAATATACTAAAGGGGATAGCTACAGGGATAGAAAAGAATATGACGATCTCTACGGTAACTGGTTAAGAGATAATCCTGATGCCTTTGAGCCTTACTAATGAGCACACGTTATAATGCTGCGGGATTAATACATCAGGCCTTTGATAAAGCTAGGAGAGCCTCAAGGTATGCGGCTGCAAAAAAAAGGGGACCGAAGCTGCCAGACGATTACCCCCCTGCAATAATGAAAACAAAGAAGGCACCATCTACTAAAGACGTGGCAATGAACCTAGTTAGGCGTGCGGACGAGGCAATGGCGTACCCGACGTTAGCGGAAGCAGACGAGAAGGAAGAAAAAAAGAAAAAGAAGGAGAAAAAGAAAAGAATGGAGCGTAGGAAGGGCGAAAGTAAAAAAATTTATGAGAGAAAAAATATTAGTGAAAAAACCCGTTGGATGCCTTGATGCATGACGAAAAACTACACATGACCCCATGCCCAAACCAAGAGTGCAAGTGCACCAGATGTGACTGTGACCCCTGCAACTGCACCGAGGACAATCCGTGTGGTTGTGAGGAAAAGCATTTAAATGACCGTAGAGGGGGACAATAATGCCAGGATATCACAGTGCACCAGGAAAGAAAGGATTCCTTGACAGGCTTTATAAGAATAAAAAGAAAAAGGTTAAAAAACGCACACCAACCGCATCAATAGGAGTAAGAGGATAATGGCACGTTTCAGAGACATGGCACAGGCAAGAATGGGAGGTGGGCAAATGGGTTCACAGATGTTAG